AGGCTATAGAGCGTATATTTAACGAGGTGCGCGAGAGTTTGCCTTCCTACTACGGATCAAGCTCACTGCTGGAATTTGTAGCCGAAGCATTTAGTAACCCTAAGTTCCAACAGCAGCTTGCACAGCTACAAGTTAAGGGCAAAGGTGAGAGCGCGTTTAGCCAGATAAAACGTGCGATTGCCCGTATAGCGCGGTCCATCTTCAACGTGCAGATCAAGAACAACGCGATAGAGTACAAAGAGCCAATCTCTGCATTGGATGAATTAGAGTTGCAGATCGGCTCACTGCTGGCCCCTGCGCCTCAGTATCGTAACGCTGAAGTGTTATTTAATGTTGCCAACAATCCCAAACAGGCCAACAAGGCGATGAACAGCGCCCTGCGTAACGGCCCTATCTTCAACGACGAAGGCGCTACAAAGTACCTTGCGTTTATGGAAGATAAAACACGAAGTGGGTTGAGTGTATTAGGCGAGACGCTGGGAAGCATCCTAACCAAAGCCACACCCCTGCATTACATGGACGACATAGCGTTGCGTTATTTCCCTACGCCCATGATGCAAACTATAATCCCACAGATAAACAACACGATGAACAAAGCTGCGGGTACGCTGCAAGAAGAAACAGCTAAAACACAAGTCATTACAGATGGGTTAGCCAAGTGGGCTAACACCCACAAAGACTTAGCGCCTTCGCTGAATAGACTGTTTAACGAGAGTACGTTGTATGAAGTTGACCCTGAACTAAACGAACTCCAAGCTATAGAAGCGTATGGAGAAGGCACGGAGCGCCTTGCACGTTGGCAGGGGGTACGAGATCTTGTGGTAGAAGTGAACAAAGGCGGCGCAGATGGGATGCGTCAGTATCGGCTTGCACGTAACTTGTTCCGCGCCAAGAAAGATGAGCTTCGTAGAGCTTTGGGCGCTCGCCTAGACGATGCTGGAGTGGATGCAGCCACACGAGATGAGGTACTGAACTCATTTTTCCAACGCCTTGCTGAACAAGGTTCTATCGACCCGTATTTCCCGCTCAACCGTAGAGGGGATTTTTGGATACAGTTTGAAGCGGTAGACCCTAACACAGGTAGAATTGAGTATTACGCAGAAGCGTATGAAAGCGATGCACAACGTGCGCGGGCGTATAAAAAATTAATGCCTGAGTTAATACAAAACTATGTGAACTCTGAAGGTGGGCAAGCTAAAATATCCGCTACAAAGGGTATGGCTGGGTTTCCTGACACTCTGACTGATTCGCAAATAGCAGAGCGACTTATAGCGGAGAGTATGGTGTTCCCAAGAGGAGTAGATATACAACACTACACCCGCAGAGCGCCAGACACTGCGTTTGTGAACCAACTTATGTCAAAGGTTAATGAGCAGGCGGCGGGTAACGAAACACTTCGGGCAGAAGTAACTGAGCTTATCTTGAACACACTGCCGCAGACATCTTACTTGCAGTCGTTTAGACAGCGTAAAGCGGGCGAGATTGCACAAGGTGCGCTGGGATACAACCCTGATGCTATAACTACCATAACAGATCGTGCGCGCTCTATAACGCGGCAGATTGTAGAGATGGAATATAAAGGTAAGTTCTCACGGCTGCGGGCTGGGCTTGAACAGGCGTTTAACGCAGAAGTAAAAGACACGGCTACACCGGGACAAGTCGTGGTGTATGAGCAACTACAAAGGTTCAACGAAATAGGCGCGTTTCCGCAGGTGAGCGGGCTGTCCAGAGCCGCTACAGGCGTTGCGTTTAACTTTACTCTCGGCTTCAACGTCTCTGGCGGCTTGGTAAACCTGTCGCAAATACCGCTCATTGCCCTGCCGTATCTAGGCGGTAAATATAAATCTTACCCCGCTACTATGAACGCTATGAAAAAAGCTGGGGGGCTTATACGCACCGCTGGGCGTACTCGTAAAGTCGAGACGTTTGGCACCGATGATAACGGAAACCCTACAACAGAGGTGCAAGAGGTTCCCGCAGCGTTCTCTGCTGAGAATATAGACTTCGATAGAAAAGACCTATCGCAGGATCAGCAAGACTTAAAAGAACTTATTGAAGCCGGTGTAGACACAGGACAGTTTAGACGTTCTTTGGACCATGAGATCCTAGATATCGACCGCATGACCGGTTTTTGGGCTAAGTTTAATAAAGCCTCTGGGTTTTTCCTATTTCACGGCGAGCGTTTTAACCGTGAAGTATCTATGATAGCTGCGTACCAACTAGCTTTAGAAAAAGCTAGAAAAGCAAATCCAAACGTGGAGCTTAACTCTGCCGAAGATATACAGCTACGCAAGGATGCAGCCATAGAAGCCATCAACGATGCGGAGATGATGAACGGCGGACTTGCTGCGGGGGCAGCGCCAACAATCAGCCAAAACGCACTAGGCCGCGTAGTGTTCATGTATAAGCGGTATGGCGTGTCCATGCTGTCACTGCTGCATAGTTTGTACAAAGACGCTACAACAGGACAAAGCAAAGAAGCCAGACGTATAGCCGCCTATCAACTTGCAGGTATATACGGTTCCGCAGGGGTCTTGGCAGGGGTCGCGGGTATGCCGCTTTATGGCATGGCATCTCTGATCTTTAACATGTTTGCTGATGATGAAGATGACCCGATGGACGATGCAGACACCATCGTGCGTACATATTTAGGGGAAGGCCCGTACCGTGGGGCGCTAAACTATGTAACTGGCATCAACTTCGCCAGCCGTGTTGGGCTAGGCGAGCTTCTGTTTAGAGACACATTTATACGAAGTGATACACCGCTGCTGTACCAAGCGCTAGAGTATGGTGGTGGGCCGCTGGTCGGTATCTTTGCGCAAACGGAGCGTGGGTTTAAACTATTCGGTGAGGGTGAGTTCTATCGGGGCTTTGAGGCTATGTCTCCAGCAGCAATCAAGAACGGTATGAAGGCGGTGCGATACGCTACCGAAGGCGTACAGACTGTTGGCGGTGACAAGATCATTGAGGATCTACACCCTGCGCATGTTGGGTTGCAGACTTTAGGCTTCGCACCCGCAGAGTATTCTAGGCAGCTTGAAGAGAACGCGGTGCTGAAAGGCGCAGACCGTGCGACTTCTCGTCGTAAGAAGAAGTTGTTGGACATGTACTTCCGCAACTACTTTGACGGTGCAGATAACTCGTCGGTGCTGCGTAAGATCGCCAAGTATAATCAGGAACATCCCAACGATCCGATTACAGCAGAGACTATACGGCGATCACGTAAGACCCGTATCTCTGGCAAGCAGTCTCGGTATCATGGGGTTACGTTCAGCCCGAAACGCCGTGACGAGTATATGCTGTATGCACAGCAGTTCGATAAAAACTCGTCTCTGTTTATGTAAAAAAGGCCCCCACATATAGTGGAGGCCAGTAAATGGAGAACAACCTGTAGTGTGAGTTGTCAGGCGAAGTATATCACACAGTTCTCCATACCCGTAAACCTAATTTTTTATCTTCTATAACAATTCGTATCTCAACGCCAAAATCTTTCATTTTTGCAACAGATTTGACCTGCTTTTTAGCTTTGTCGATATCTATGCAGGGCAGAAAGAACGACATCCCAACGTCCATACTCTCCCAATCTACGGTAATCTTTAAACCGTCAGGGTTGAGATCATCAATCTTCGCTACCTTCATCTACTATATCCATTTTAAATGTTAGCTCAAGAACCCACACTGCTGGCATGTTTAGTTTAGTGCCTTTAGTGATACGCATCTTGGTGCGTTTGGCCCCCAACTTATCCCGTAGCTCGTTTGTAAGCGAGGTATAGTTAAGCTGATGGTCGGCGCTCCACTCTTTCAAGGGCTTTGGCAACAAGAACAACTTGCTTGTGTCGGGTTCATACCGCGCTACAAGCTGACCTCTCGGCACTGCTTCGGGGCGCACAAGATCATCTAGTCCGTTCTCGTTCTCACCTGCACCGCGCAAGTCTTCGTTGCTGTCGATCATCAACACATTGTTATAATGCTCTGCGATGTAGTTACTCAAAGTCTCCTGCACAGAAGAACCCACATCATCGACGAAGGCTTTGCGCTCCCGTAGCTCGGTCACAAGCCAATCGAACACAGCTTTGACATCATAGTTTACGTGCCCTAATTGCTTGGCAATAATTAGACCCGCGATCACTGTAGCACATCCCGCAGACCAGAAGCGATTTTCTGAGGCTAACCCAGCCGCCGCATCTATTCGCCTCTGTGCGTCAAGCACAAGTGCCTCTGCGTTCTCTCTGTTGTTTATGACCCACTGCACATACTCCACCGCGAGCCAACCGTAGTTACGTTCTATGGCTTTTAGTAACTCGTCAGCGTGACGCTTTAGTTTCGGGTCTACAAGCTTCTGCGGCACCTTTAACTCTAGTAACCGTTGCATCTCTGCTTTCGGCTCGGCTTTTTCTCTGGACAATATATCCCACGCACTGGTGTTAGCAGAACTCAGGGCTAGTAATCGCCACGGTTTACCACGCGCACGTTCCGTGTTGCCGCTTTGCGCAAGCCGATTTTTCTGCCTGCCGCCCGACAGGGCATAGGCATATTCTGACATCTGCAACGTGTTAAGATTTGTCATCTCGTCAGAGACAAGCAGCAGGTTGTGATACAACTCCCCACGGTTCATGCGAGAGTTTTGCGTATCGTTCTTCTGCAATATTAACAACTCGGGATCGCCCCATATAGATAGCGCGGCTTTCGAGGTTGTTGTCTTACCAAAACCCGTCTGGCTAACGAGATGCACCCCAAGGCTGTTTATACCTGTGAACGGCATAAGCACGGTGCCGTAGCTCATGCCAATAATAAACTGGTGCATCTCCCAATCAGGGCGGTTGTAGAACTCTAGGTTCGACACGATAGCGTCTTTCTCCCCACGCTCTATAAACGCTTCTAGCATACCCCCAGTTTTTGAAGAGGGTGGGTTGTACCGAATATCGTTGCCGGTAATGAGTTTATCCCCCAGAACAAACTCTTCCATAATATCATCGTCCACCCAACCAAATTGCCGGTGCGCTTCATCTGCTGTATTTGTTGCTTGCAATTCTTCAATCCACCGCTGTGTATATGCCATCAATGCCTCCAATGGTTTTATGCCAAACACAGCTACGCCGTGCATGGACATATTTTTGCGGAATTCATCGCGGGAAGTTACGGATGTTAGTGGCACGGTAAACTCTCGCACCCCATCCCTTGGGAGATGCAGGCAGAACGCGATTACCTCACCCAACTCTGCATCACGTAGTCGTCGTGTAACGTACAGATCGTTCTGGTACACAACAATTTCTTCGGGGTCGCCCTCTTTATTTACGGTGCGTAGATATACCCCGCCTGTCTCACCCCTAAAGTACGGACGGGGTAACACAGGTATACTAAAAGTTTTCTCTACAGGGCCACCCAACATGCTCTTGGCTTTGACTTCTACGGGGCCGCTCGCTTCTTTTATCTTCTGCCCTAGCGTTATCGGAGACTTTATCTTGCCTTTGAACGGGCACTCGCCACACACATTGGGATTAAGCTCGTCAAACTTCTGGCATGTGTACGGGCCTTTAATCTCAGACAACTTGCGCTGCATCTCGTCGTGGTCGTACCCTTGGTGCTGCTCGGATATCTTTACCGCTGCAACGGCAGCGTCCTTGCAGAACTTTGCGATAGACAACCCCGCTCGCCATAGCGGCTCGCTGATGGTGTTCTGGTTCTCCCACACGTTCTTTAGCTGCGCACAGCCTCGACCGTTCAAAGTCTTAGACACGATGGACTTGAACACGCTCTCTTTGTTTGCAGCCAAAGCTTCTTGCAGTGCGTCTGGCCCTAAATCTATCTGCGTGTTTACGGGTTTTAACTCCGCTCCTAACAACTGCATAAACGCCGAAAGCTCCGCAGGCACGGGTTCCGTCACACCTATGCGCTCTACTGGTAGCGGGGGGCTATCTTTGTAGTTATGAGTGTTAGGCGGGCGCAATATGCGAGCCGCGTCTGCGGTTACAGCAGGGTCTGCCAACAGCCCACGTTCTGCACAAACTTTCTTTAGCCGTTCCGCAACAGTTAGCCACTCGGCTAACGGCGCAGGTTTTGTCAGGGGCCAGTACACATGTACTCCTCGCCCTGAGTTTATTAACATTGGCTTAGGTAAGTTTAGCTCCCCTACAAACTTTCGTAGAGCTTGCACCGCTTGCTGCTGATCAGGATACTCTTTGCTTGGGCCACAATCTAAATCTAAGAACAAAGATTTAAGAGACACTACGTTCTCTTTCTTGCGGCTACCCGCTTCTCGCAGTGTACCCAACCCAAAATACACATCAAAACCGTCTGCATCGAAATGATCTGCGGCTTTGGCAACAGCTTCTAGGCTATCGTAAAACTTCTGTACCCGTTTATCAGTAGCTGCATTTGCTGCAAATACGCAGTAACACCCACCATCTCCTAGCACAGAGCGTAAAAATTCTATTGTTTTCATTATGCTGCTCTCCATTTAAGGTCGTGGCGGGGATTGGACCTACCCCGCCACGACATGACCCTAGACGATTAGTCCCACTCGTCTAAGATCGACCCTAAGTCTGTCGCAGGTGCGGGAGCAGCCGCCGCCTTCTTGCTGACCTTCTTGGGTTCCGGTGCAGGAATGTCATCAATGCTGATTTCATCATCTGCCAATGGAGTTTCTGCGGCTTGTACTTTGTCTGTTTGAGCCACAGTCATAGTGATAGCACGGTGTGCTTCGTCCGTATCTTTGAGCTTCACCGCTTCTTGCAGTTCTTCTTCTGTCAACGGGCGTACCGGCTTAAAGTACAGTTTCGGTGTCGCGCTGCTTTCATCAAAATATATCTGCGTTACCACAGCTATAGAAGGCGTCTTGTGTGCGCGTAGATACTTGGCGTAAGCCTGCATACCCATCTTACCATCTTTGGCATCTCCAAATATAGAAGTAGCAGGGAGTTGGAATTGATACACAGTGTCCATCTGACCCTCTAGGGCGACAGCAATACGCTGACCAAACCTACAGGCACGACTTTCCCCCTGTCCCGACCCTTTAATGTTCTGCGGGCAGTCCATGCACTTCGATGCTTGGCGCGTATCCGCTGGAACACTTGGATCAGGGGCCTGTGTGTCTGGCGACCAACAAGACGGGCCAGATGGATTTTCGGGGTCATACTGACCCGCATAATATGTACGAGAAATCTTCGCAGCGTTTACTATCACTACGTTTATAAACCCGTCACTCTTTACATTGACCTGCTCACCGCCAACCATCTCACGGAAGCGGCCACCACGAATACTTATGCGGCGAGGACCAGACCCACCGCTGCCCCCTGCAAGGTTGTCATCTACATCCTGCAAAGACTTAAACAAATCACTACTTACGAGGGAGTTTCCCTCAAACAACGCCATATCCGACATCGTGTTCTCCTTATTTTGTTTTTAATGGGAGTTCCATTTGTTGGGCTTTCCCCTCTCCTGTCAACACTTTTTCGATGGCAGGAATGTTATAGCGGTATGTTGTACCGCCCCGAATGTAATGGTCACGCGGTATGTGACCCTCCTTCACCCATTTTCTAATGGTATGAATTGATACGCCAAAATACTCGGCGGTTTTATTAACATCAGAATAAACGGTATCCGTCATTTTTTCCTCACTGAAATTGCATACTCGCTATCCACATTAAGCCCTTTAGGTAGCACATCAGGATGCTCCTCTAAAAACTGCCGCATGTGGGTTTGGTTAAGCCGCTTCTCCAACAACTCTGGCACCTGATGCTCCATAATAAAGTGGTGCATCTGCTCCCAGTCATTTGTCCAATACCGCTGCTTAACGGTTCGGTAGAACAACCCTTCCGTTGTCCTAACACTCTCTACGCTATGTTCTTCGCAATGATCTAACAATGCGCGCTTGATAGTATTCATCTTATCAGCGAGCTTTGCGTCTTCATCTTTGAAGTTAGCCGACAACTCCGCACGTTTTTCGCGTATCTTAATGTACGCTTTCGTAAGCTTCTCTACAGGAACTTGCATAAAACTCTCCAAACTTAGTTATACATGGCATATAGTTAGTAAACATAAGCTAGTCAAGCACTTCTTTATACAAATCAATAATCTCTGTGTGCGTACTTATCTTGTCGTCCAACAGCCTGTATATACGGTTCTCAACAAACGAACCCGCAAGCTGTATCACTGTGCATTTATGCTTCTGCCCCGATCTGTGAACCCTAGCATTTGCTTGTGCGTAAGTTTCCAACGAGGGTGTCGGCCCCCACCACACAACAGTATTTGCTGCTGTAAGTGTAACCCCGTGTGCTGCGGCTTGGGGTTGTATAAGCAAGACCTTGGGGTCTTTCTCGCTTTGGAACTGCGAGAATATCTCAGTGCGTTTATGCGCAGCTACATCTCCTCGTATGATAGCGGACGTTATGCCGTCTTTAGTTAGCTTACCGGCTAACAAGTCTATGGTGTGTCGGAACGGTACAAACACAAGCACTTTTTGCGAGCATTCGTCTATCACCTCTTTCAGCACCTTGTACCTGTTGGAGATATCGAACTGCACCGTATCACCTTCGTCGGTGTATATAGCTCCTGCCGATATCTGTAGCAGTTTGTTTAGGTTCACCGCAGCGTTCACCGCTGTTACACTCTCACCGGCAACTTGCATGACCATACGCTTGCGCAGCAGGTCGTAGAATGTCTGCTGCTGTTTGGTCATCTCTACCCTGCGTTTAGTGTACACCATGTCAGGCAGGTCCAAACACTCTTCTTTGGTGAAGCGTATCGCAGGTTGAAGCGCACGGAATACCGTACTCTTGGCATTCTCTTTCGGCATCCATTTAAACTGAGTAACCTTTACCATAATCTGATCGCGGAACGAGCTAAAGAAACTAGGTACGCTCTGTGGGTTCACTAGCTTGGCAAGGCCGTAGGCATCTAGCGGCGACTGCGCAGCAGGAGTACCTGTCATAAGCCATAGCCATGTATCATCTTTGACAAGCTTCTTGAGCGTTTTCCACCGCTTGGTCTGCGCGTTCTTGTAGTGCGTTGCCTCGTCTATGATGATTAGGTCAAACCCACCCTTGGCGATAGCATCTGCCACAACCTCAACACCGTCATAGTTTATAATGACGAAATCGGCCCCGCTGTTTATTATCTTTTTGCGTTTCTCTTTCGCGCCATGCGCAACGTCCACGGTGCGATGCATAGCAAAACTAAACAAATCCTCACGCCATGCGCTGTCCATGATAGATAGAGGGCACACGACAAGGACTCGACGTATGATACCTTGCTTCATCAAGAAGTCTGCGGCCCATATCGCACTGGCTGTTTTGCCTGTGCCCTGCTCATTGAAGCAGAAGCCTCGCTTGTTCATGGTAAGAAACGCCGCCGTGTCTTTCTGATGTTGATAAGGCTTGTACTTACCCACCCACGAATAGCGTTTCTCAATCGGTGAAGGCACCTTTATATTCAATGCTTTCAACTTGTGGGCCTCGTCGATACCCCAATTCACGACGACTTCATTCATCGACAACTCCTTACTCTTCGCAATCACTGTTGTGATTTGCTTTGGGTTAGGCAGTGTAAGCAGGATGGCTTTATCCTGTACAATCTGCATGTTATTCTCCAATTACTTCTTGCGCTTTCCGCGGCTTAACGCACCGCCAGCGGCTCTATTTTTCTTGCGGCTTTGTACTTTTACACCGTCTTTATTTTTGCCACCCTTGCTGAGCGGTTTCTTGTGCGCGATATCTTTACCCTCGCGCTTGTCGGCTTTGCCGTTCTTGTTGGCATCCTTGCCAGTCTTATCCATCTTACGCCGCGCACGTTGCCGCTCCATGCGGTCGCTATGCTCTTCGCGTTCTTTCTGCTGCTTGTACTCTTTTTTGTACGGGCGGGGTTTGTTTTTATAGGGCATCAGTTACTCCCGTTGTGGGCGCATTCGGTTACAGGGCAATGACGCTTGCATAATCCAGAGGGGCGGGGGTTCCACACATCTGCTTCAAACGCCTTCTCCATTGTAGCATAGTTTGAAGACCATTTCTCCCAAAGATTAGCTCTATCCGCAACTTCATACGTTTCTTTTACGAGTTTGTTCGCCACCACGAACAGTAGCCCTGCGCGTATGCTTGTTATCTTGGGGTAGTGCGCAAAGATCGCCAACGCCATCAACTCTAGCTGCCCTTTGTCTGCGTACTTTGCAGACTTGCCAGTTTTGTAGTCGATGATCCAACCGATACCGCTATCTTCGTCAAGGATGGCAAGGTCCACAATACCACGAAACCATACGTTCCTAGCGCCAAAGGTGCATGGTTCCAAGTTAGCCGTTACTCCTAACCGCTGCTCACATATCTTTACGCCTTCACGTTGGTTCAGTTTGTCCAAAGCGTCTTTAATATACATAAACCTCTCGGGGAGCGGCTCGCCCTTACCGATGTAGTCTTCGCAGGCTTTATGGAATTGGTTGCCGTAGATCATAGCGTCCGTCTGTATGAACGGATACTGCTTCAGCACCTTCTCATGGTAGAACTGCTTGGGGCATTGCTCGAATGCTTTGATCCGACTGAACGACCACGGCGCTGCTTTACTCATTCACATTCCCCATACGATTTACCTGTACCGCTCTCGCAGTCTATAGGTAGGCCTGCGGCCCAATCTGGTGTCTTGCGCATACATTCTTCTACATACGCTTGCGCTTCGGGAACTTCTTCATCCTTCACACAGCAAACAATCGAGTCATGTACGGTAAGGACAACTTTATATCTTTCGGATATACTTAGCAACTGCTCGCCAATGATACAACGAGCTATGGCTTGGCACACGTTCTCCACCATCTTACCGCCGTAAATTCTGTTTCGGCCCCGCCGTACTTTGTATCTGTATTCATGTGACCCTTCTTCGGTCATTTCATACTTCAAGTCCTCGTAGTGTATGCAAAGACCCGATGGCAACTGGATGGCGTTCTCTTTTGGTAGAACTTTTAGAACGCCCCTACGACCAAATCGAACTGGACCGTTGTGTGTCATCTGTTCCAGAGTAAACTGCGCGTCCTTCCACAGCCTATCTATGCTGTGGTTGATACTGCGGTAGATACTTATGATCCGCTTAGCCTCTCCGACGGGTATCTCAAAGCCAAAGTTTTTTAACTGAGCTTGGAACTTTACGCCCCCCATGCCGTACCCTGCACCAAGAATAGTAGTCTTACCTACAAAGCGTTGATCTTTCGTAACGCTCTCTTCTTCGCAGCCGTATATACGAGCGGCCATTTTTATGTACACATCTTCGCCGTTAGCGAACTGGCTAACTAAATCATTTTGCCCTGCAAGCCACGCCAGAACTCTAGCTTCGATCTGTGCGCTGTCTGCATCTATGAGTGTATGGCCTTCGGGCGCTATAATACTGCTCTTGAGTTTCTTCGCGTTCAGCCCTCGACTCGGAAGATTTTGCAGGTTGATCTTGTCCTGTCCACCCCACCGACCTGTATGCGCTGCGTAATATCTAATCGGAACCGGAAGAAGTCCACGTTTACCAATGGATATGAACCTCTCGGTACGTGTTTCTTCTAAGGTGCTTTTAGTACCCAAACGTGCAGAGACTAACGACTGCACTTTATCGTCGTCATGTTCTAGCAACGCTTTGAACGCCTCGTCAGACTTAGCAAAGGCAAATGTTTCTTTACCTGTCGTCGGGCTAATCTTCCTCGGCGGCTCAACGCCAAGACTTATAAGAAGCTCCGCAAACTTATTGTTGGACATCAAATCTTTTTTGTCGGTTATGTTCGCATCGCGTAGCAGCTTGTCCTTGCGTTCACGCACTTCTTCCAGATGTTGCTCCAACAAGAACAAATCTAGGTCAAGCGTAGGCTCGATAAACATCCGCAACGTGCGATCTATTAGCTGTAACTCTTGTTGTGGGAACTGGTTTCCAACTATTCCGCTAAACATCAACTTAAAAATCTCGTATGTCAGGTCCACATCGTTGCGGGAATACTCTGCATACTTTGCAATTTCTTCTTCGCTAAAATCAGTTAGCCGCTTGGCTAACGCTCGGGTAACTTCATCACCCTTGGCCCCAACGCCGTAGCGTTCAGACACAGCCTTTAGGCTCACACTCTTCTCCGTGCCATGTAACGCACGGGCCATGCACATTGTATCAAGCCACAGTTTCGGCTTCACACCAAATCGCCACCCTAGTATCGCCCCATCAAACGCGGTGTTATGGCAAAGTATAGCGCAGGACGAGAGGTCTACGTGTGATAAGAAACGTGTAGTGAGTTCCTCACCTTGTAGCCAACGTGTTGGCTTATCGTTCTTTTTTACAGCTAGCCCAATAATCTCAAATCTATCATCGCGGATATATTCTTCAGTCGTCATCTTCGACAGGCTGTACTCCTTGTCGTAGTACGTCTCGAAATCCAACGTCACTATATCCATCTTCGTCGTCCTCCCACGGTGCTTTGGGTAGCGTTACTTTTTTGTCGTTGAAGCGAGCGTCATAAACGCCCGCCCCAATCTTTGCTTTCTTGGACTTACTAGGCTTACGCACGTAAGGCACTGGCAATCTCTCCGCCGCAAGCCATGTACCCTGCACCATCGACCCAATTATCTTTAGACTTTGGGTTAGACTTTATTCGCGCAACCTTGAGCAGGTTCATCATAACCGCAACATCTGTCGGGGTTATTTGCGCGTCCAGATGCACAGACCAGTATTGCGCTATGGTGCTGAAGTTAGTCTCCATGTCACCATGCTCCGCAGCACGATCTTTCGTCACATAGTCTTTAGCTGTGTCGAGGACGTCAGCGCGTGTCACGGTTAGATTTACTTCTTCCAACACCTCTTTCGGTGTGCCGATCTTTTTCTTTAGCAGATGTACATACGATGGCGAGCAGCCACACGCTTTAGCAACTTTTGCACTAGAGGCCTTTGGGTGCTTCACAAGATACGCCCAAACTTTTTCTGCTTTTTTACCAATTACACTCATAGTTATTCTCCTACTGCTTTATCTTTGTCGTCACGCAACACGCGCACGATTTCTTCAACTGGAGTTACATCAACTCCATAATTTTCCGCTGCACCGCGAAACCTTTCAAGCCACGCCGCCAAACTTACACCGGCTTGTCTGCGTAGCTCAGCTTGTGCAACTTCATCGGTAGGGTCAAAAGGTTCGTACCCCCCGCCCTCACGCCGCTTTGACACAGGTGAAATATACGCGGGGTATTCTGTCACCTTTATGGACACAACAGAACTTTCTACTGTCTCCGTTTTTGCCACGATGCGTAGCCCTGACGCCATCTGCCGCGCCAACTGTATACGATGCTGCCTCGCGGCTTCCGCATCGTCAATCCCATAAAACGCTTGGTACGCTTCATGCTCTGGCTCGCCTGCTAACCAATCGACGAACTCTGAAGGCACAAACATATTTGCGCCGGTAGTTTGCAGGTAATCATCTATGATACGCTGCTTAGTCTTTTTAGAAAACTTAGACATAAGTTTATTCTCCATAGTTTTTGTTTGTAAAGCAGGCCATCACAGCCTGCTTTGTTTTTGTTAGTCAGTCGGCTAACCACACCGCGCCACGCTACGCCAAACCACAACACGCCTAAACCGCCACGCCACGCTACGCCTCGCCACACCGGAACACACCTAGACCGCCATGCCTTGATATGCCGTAACCCAACTTACCAGACCCCAACATACCTGAACCGCCTCGCCACGCTACGCCTCGCCAGACCTCAACACACCTCGACCGCCTAACCTCGCCGTACCAATCCACGCCTTACCCGAACACACCTCGACCGCCTCGACTGGCCGCGCCGCGCCATACCTCACCACAACACGCCTAAACCGCCTCGCCCTAACATACCGGACCCCGCCGTAACCTAACAGACCCCGCCCCGCCTGAACCGCCATACCTTATCCGTGAATTAGGGCGGCGAACCGCCCCTCTTCGTTTAGGCTGCTCGACGCAACCGCTCTTCTTGCATAAGTCTCATAAGCTCTGCCGTTTGCTCGTCAGCGCATTCGGGGTATTCCATAGCTAACTCTTGGACTTCACGCGCTTCTTTCGTGATTTCATCCCAAGCCTCTTGGTGTTCACCCATATCTTCCGCGCTTGTTACAGAGAACGTGCCGTATGACCCACGCCCTTTCTCTTGGCGAAAGTCTCCTAGCCCTACGATTAGCCCTGCGTTTGTCAACAGCGATACAATGCCGTTGGCGTTCAGCGTAGGCGTCACATATTTAATCGTTATTTCTGAACACCAGTTTGGTAGGTATGCTCTGGTACGCACATCTGGAGTTTTGTTTATATCGGCAGACCGCACGATATCCATTTTAAGGTACGGCTTACCCCAAATCTGTATTTGGCTTTCGGGTAAGAACACCAAGCGTTTTACGTTTGTGCTTTTGATCCCCGCTGTTTCTAACGCTGATGTAACCATCGAACCTTTTACACCCGCCGCAGGGAAGCATAGCAACGTGTCGCCCTTTGGTTTAGTGTACACACTTTCCCGAAACTCTTGTTCTGGATTGTGTTTAATGTCTTGCTTCTCCGCAGCGGTTTTCTTTCCCCCGCCGATAAGCAAGTCGCGCATAGCCTTACTGCTCATGCTGTTAAAGTACATCGGCGTTTGACCGATCATACGCAGTTTTATCACACCTTGTTTTACGGTGTGGACTATTAAAGTTTCTGCTACCGCAGTGGTTTTCTTCGCAGGCATAGTTATTCTCCTTTAAAACGGTGGCTCTTCGCCACTCTTCTTCGGTTTCCAAACAACATCCAAGCCGTGCATGGCGTGAATGAACTCTTCAAGGGTGCGACCGTACAAGCCGCACCCCCGATCCGTATTACTCGTAGTCAAGTGCAAACCACTCGTCGTCGAGCGCCCACAAAACGTAAGACGCTTTTGTTTGCGTACCCTTACGTTCTATCTTTGCTTCCCATATCTCACCCGCAGTGTGCATACGCTGTAACGCAAGCTGAACTGCTGCGGTGTCAGAAGTTAGCTTACTGGCTAACTCCCCAACCCTGTGCGGATATGAGTGTTCTTCGTCACGCATAAGAGCCGTAATGCGGTCCTCTAGCGTAGCTTGCTGCACCCTCGGTGAAGGTGTTTCATCAAACGGATCTAGCCCGTCTAGCACCGCAACCTTACCCACTACCTTATAGGGAGTGTTTGTCTTGTGGTTGTTTTGGTTAGGGGCCACCCGCGCTGTAAAGAAATCGCCTTCTTGCAGGTTATTGTTTTCGATATAATTCCTGCCGACAAAGCAGCTTTCACCCTCGGTGGTGACAGCAAACCCTGCGCCCCCTGCGTTATGCGGAACACGCTCCATAATCATAACGACTTCTTTTATTTCGCCAAAAAGTTTTTTCAGTTGTTCTTGTGTGATATCCATAGCGGCTATCTATTCTCCATTTGAGTTTTTTGTTATCGTGACATCTACTTTGATGCCCAGTATTATGGACTGTAATAAGTCCAGATTATCCTCGTTAATAATCAGTGCTATACCTCCTGCTGTGTCTATATCGTCCAAGTTTTTCTGTTGTAGCGGGGTCGGCTTGTTCTTCCCCGCCTTACATTCGATGCCAAGGAAGTAACCCTCCAGACATGCAACTACATCAGGCACACCACTGCGCCCGTACCCACTCGTCACAGGGTAGAAGTAATACGCACCCGCATCTTTCAGAATGCGTACTACCTTCTTCTTTACCTTCGCTTCCGGTGTCATATCTTCACCCCTGCGTTGCGAAGGTTCTTCACGTAAGTATCCAACTCCTCACGAGCTGCAAAGAGTTCTTGCTTTACACGGGGCCTCGCATCATTGCGCCATTGTTCTTCTTGCAGGTTGTCTACCTGTCGCTTGAGCCAACGCAACTGTGCTTGCTGGAACATGCTTAATTCTGTGTCACCCATCTACAACTCCTTCTAAAGGGCGCGTACACTCCAAGGGAATTTTAAGACACACAGAAAACGCCAACATTTCCAACTTGTCTCTACTGACAGGGTTAGCCTCATGGCTAACGTAGAAAACATGACGGTCTTTGCGAAAGCCTACGCCTTCAATTATGTGCCCGTAGTCATCTTCCCCCATCATCATAAGCACTGCTAGTTTCCCCTGTACCCAATCTGGCAAATCACTTACATACTTACCAAAGTTCCCTACCTCGTAACACTCTGTGCCTAAACACGTTACATCGACAGCAAACGATGAAGGTTGTATGTAAATGCGATATACCGTCTCGTCAAGGGGGGTGTCAAGATTTATAATTTTAGGATTGAGCGACATAGAACAGTCTCCCTGTGAGAGCATGAAAGCCAACATTCGGAACAAACGTACCTTGCTCAACCATCTGCAATGTGGACACCTTACGTTTAAGCTCTTCGTCTAGCTGATCCACATCGCACCCGTAATGATTGCTCGGATCTGGCTCCCAATTCCACTCTTTACCATCCATGTTAGTGTACACGTTGACCGACTGCGTACCGCGTGGCGAGATGTTGATATACACGACATCAAACATACTCTCACCGGAGGACGTGTCCTCGCCACTGTAGTTAAGGAACGTTTTGACTTGTTCACCAAAGTTTGCATCAAGCCATGTATGCCCCGTGTTCACAAGGTTTTTAAGCTCTCGCTCCAAGGGCGAGCTTTTACCACGACCTAGCCCATCGGTGACATCGTTAGCCAACTGCCTAACCTTCCGCGAACTGTAGTCGTCTATGTCTCGCATCTGTCTACGTAGGTTTCTAAGCTCTCGTTCCACAGCTACGTGACACGGTATGGTGCGCAGGTGGCGGGTAGCATTAGATAGGCCTTTCTCAAAATGCTTGGCAAATGCCATGTAATGCTGCGCGTTGTAGTCGTTGTACCTACAGTTTTCGATGTTGCGACTGTGAACAATGTACGCAGCATCTCCGTTGGCTTTTTCGGTGAAGTCACCGTAACCCACAAAACCTAGCGCATAAATCTCGTTCTCACGATAGATCCAAACGCTGTTCCTACGCTTGTAGCTCCACTTTGCTTTTAGTGCAGCGGCCACAGCATCTGCGAACCTAGCTACCTCATTACCCACGTAGCTATTGTTCTCTGTCTGTTGCATCGCTTCTGACGTTAAGTAAGGATTGTATCCCATAGTCATTCTCCATTTTTATATTATGATTTGAAACCAAGGTGCTTGTTCACCCAGTTATTGTATTTGTTTCGTACTGCTGACAGATCCTCCTTCGTCTCTACTTGTTGCACTTTGTAAGAGGCATGTTGCCACCACCCATCGGCTGTGGTTTCCGCGAACTCTACAAACAGAGGTAGGCGCAGCGGATGTTCGGGGTCTGTAATGATACTCCTACAATTCTTCACGTTGTAGGTATCTCTAGATCGTATGAACCCTGTGCCCTCTGTTTCTGAATAATAGTCATACGCCTCGGTGCGCATCTTTCGGATGTAGTCGTTATCCGTAAGCGGCAGCATGTTTGCGATTGTCATGCCCCACTCAAAGAACTCTCTCAGCGGTTCCTTGAACTTGGCTTTCAGCGCCTTGTTGACACGCGGCGGTATCGGCAGATCCTCGCCTGTTTCTGGATCACGCAGCCACTTCCCGTCAGGAGTTAGCTTGAAGGCTAACGCCGCGTTGTCTTTGCGGTGCATAAAATTTTTCCAATGGGGGTTCACCTCTTTTGGCACGGTTTTACCTTTGGCTAGGAAATGTCTATCGTGATCTCTGTAATTACTGGTCAGGTTTATAGCTTGCTTCCCGTTGTACACTAGGAAGTACATACCTCTCGGTACGTGGCGTGTTAGGAACTGATACCTACTGACATGGTTCCACGGCCCCGTGCCATTGCGTATCTTAACGCTTGTGGTTCCGTCACGATGCTTGCGCCACACGACAGCAGCGTAAAATTCGGTATCCGCTTTGGTGACGGTTCTGTCAGTGCCCCACGTTTTAAACACGGGGTCGCCAAAGCAATACCCGTCAAGAAGCGCATAGCAGTAATCACTGAGTTTAACGATACGCTCCCACTTACGTTTACGATCTCCGATAGGTCGAACATCCTCTGCTTTAGTGTGACATTTCGATATCAAAGGTTTGATAGCATTGTAGTGATGCTCCACCTCTGCAAAAGTTTGGAATACTGAGTATGTAAGTGCCATTAGTTATTCTCCTGTGTTGGCCGTGTTTTCGGCCTGATTATATTTGAGACGCCCTCCGATACTTCGCAGAACATCATTAGGTTATTGCCGTACAAGTCGTACAACTCGTCGTACAATGGTGCTGCAATATCATTCTGCATCACCGCTTGGCAGTCGGCTTCGGTTTCAAACCACACCACTGCCTCGACTTCTTTGCCCTGCAACTCGTAGTGCAAGATCAAAGCTGTAAAAAATTCAATCATCATAATCCCTTTCGATTTCGCCAAGCCCATCGCAGTTACGACAATCACGCTCATACTCCTCTATGTAACCGTATGGATTATCGTTACTCATCATCACGTTGCGCTCAGCTATTTCTTTACCCACGCCTTTACATTCGGGGCAGCGGATGAACGGGTTATCTACAAAAATATTACTCATCTGGTTCCTCCCGCAACATATCCAACAGACGCTTCGCGGCTTCATCACCGCGATCCGCCATGTCTTGTAGGTATTTAAAAACCATATCTGTTAAGTCGTCATCTTCCATCACATGTCCTCCGATTTGATGTGAATTGTTTTGCCGTTGGTCGGACGCGCATTCGCATTGTCCAACACGCACCACAGGGTCGGATGATGCCAGTTGCCCCAGCCTCCGAATAGATACCCATCGGTCAGCAACACGATAGCTTGCGGGTCGAGCTTATGCTCTGTGATGTAGTTAGCCACACAGCTAACGTCCGTGCCGCCACCGCCTTCGGGCTGCGTGGTGTTTATCATGTTGTCCAACTCGTACTGCTCGTACACTTCAGCACGACAGATCGCTGTGTCCCAATACAAGATGCGAACCCGCTCGGGGCGTAGCATATCGCAGATGGATTTTGTCTCGGTCATAAACGCAGGCAACACTCCCGGCGCGAATGTCGAGCCTGACGTGTCGATGCCAAGTATCAACTCGCCAATGGTCTCGCTGAACGTCGATGGCAGATACACGTTTTGCGCAATGAACCTACGCTTGGGCTTGCGCCACGTCGAATTGTCGTTACCCGCACAGGTAGCCATGAAGAACTCGCGGAACGGTTCTTTCCAATCTACCTTGGGCTGCAACAACTCCTCCATGTCACGACTGCCACCGCTTCCGGTTTTGCCTGCCACGATATTGCCTTGACGGATTGCCTCGTCGATCTCACGCTCTAGCTCGCGCTTCTCCTCCTCGGTCATCTCCTTAGCACTTTCCCAATCGTGATCGTCGAATGGTTCACCGTCACCATCGCCGCCACCATCGCCACCGCCGCCTTCACCGTCACCGCTTTCACCGCCTTCGCGTTCTTTGCGCTTCTCGTAGATGTCGTCAAAGATTTTAGCTGTGCCCCAACCACGATAGGCTTGATTGAGACAGCCATTTGGGATCCACTCCACGAACTCTCCATACTCGTCGAGTATCTTGATGTTGATTTCATAGTCCATCGCACGGTTGGCTGTGTCGGAACACTTCTTCCAGAGATGCCGCCACGTAATCAAGTGGCGATACATCTTGTGATACATCTCATGCAGAACGAGGAAGCGTAGCTGCTTGTCGTTCAGGTTACGTACAAACTCACGTCCATACCACTCGTCACGCCCATCGGTACATGCCGTGCGTGTCTTGTCACATACAACACGCTTGCCCAACATAACCAACCCGCCAATGGCAGGTTGTTTGTGCATGATTTGAACAACGGCTTTTTCGAGCCGCTGCTCCTCGGTTAGCTTACCGCCTAACTGTAACATTCTTATCCTCCTTATTGATCTGATGAAAACATATGCGAGTTATCCGCTGCCCACTGCGTGAACTTGCGGTTCTGCATGACCATCGCCTGCTTGCTGTATCTTGGCGCACGGACACCATTGGCAAACATACCTTGCGCCTCGGCATCTAGCCGCGCCATGTAGTCCATCCAAGAGTTGAGCCAGTCTTGCTCGATAGCTGCCAGTGTCCGATAGACCACCATACAGATACCTGCCGCTGTGGTCGGAACCTTGGCGTTTTTGGGATCGGACTTGATCGACTCCAAACTAGGTAGCTGATCGGCTAACTTGAGGTGAGCCATCAGATCCATGCCGCCACGCATACCAATCGTACCAATGAGCAACGCGGTCAGAGACTTGTCGTTGAGCTTGTCGCGCATCTTCATGTAGTTTGACGCCTTGTGCAGAGACCTCGCTGTGCAGAATGATCGACGCCCGTTGGCTTTGGGGTGGTTGATGTAGACGTTATCCTCGGGGTCTTTCACATCGTCAGACGATGCCAACACCTGCGGGTTGTCCTTGACCCATGCAAGCGTGACGTGATCTAGCTTGTGGTTGATACCCCATTCGATCCACTCTATCGCATTCGGCTTGCGCATCCGCACGAATGTCACGCGGTTGCAAGTATGCGGCAGGAACGTGTCGCCCACATTCTCGAACCCAAGGTTAGTCGTCGCAAAGACAACGCTCTCTGGGTGTAGCTCATGCATACCGATCATTCGCTCTTGGAACAAACGGTTGAGCGGGTTCTGGATAGCGCGGTTCTTGCCTGCCTCGTCGATCATAATAATGAGCGGCGTATCCTTGAGGTGCATACCAAGCTCCTCGTTAGTCGCAAAGCTAACATAGTCGTTGCCTTCCAAATCCTTGAACTTTGGCAACATCAGGTCGCCCGCATCGGCCTTGGTCGTGCAGTCGAAATAGATCGCCTTGTGGTCAGGCAGATCCTCGGCCAATACCTTGAGGATTGATGACTTGCCGCTGCCCATCTCGCCCTCGACGATGATGGTTGTCTTGTCCTCTGGTGGCAGAGGAACTTGAACTGCAATGGCGTTAGCGATTTCTTCGATGCTCAGTGCATACATTGTGTTAGTTGACATGAGGTTTCTCCAATCTGTTTATATGTCTAGTGTTGGCAGCGCAGCGATGGCTGCATCTACTTCGGCTTTTGTCTGCTTGCGCAGCGACTCGTCGTCACGCAGGGCAGCGGGTGTGACTCCTAGCATCGCATCTTCCAGACGTTCAGCCATAGCAGTCATGTGAGGTGAGTTAGCCACGTTGCTAACTTTGAGTAGTCCGATCATCTCGGTCACGTTGGACACCAACGTATCGCGGAATGTTTTGGCCCCGATCTTACGGCGCTTGGTACGCCCCGCATCGTCCACGTACTCTACGATATCGGTCTCGTAGTCGAGACGCTCCGACATGTTAGACAGCGCGTCATAGGTACGCTTCCATATGTCACCCATCGCGGTCTCGAACTGCGTGGTGTAGAACTTCTCGTACTTGTTAGCCAACTGGCTAATCCCTTCGTTGGCGATGTCCAAGCGGAAGTCGCCAGAGGTAGGTAGCGGCATTTCGTCGAGCGTGAATGAGAACTTGCGTGACAACTTCTCTAGGCTTGGATAGTCGTCAGGGTTTGCAAGATCACCCAAGAACAAGTGCGCATCCTCGACAGCTTGCTCGTAGTTATCCAAGAACTCTTGAACCAATTCATAGAACTTGTTCTGCATACCCGTCATTGCTTCGGTGTATTTGAAATACTGCGCGGTCGGGCATAGCTGCCAACCAGTCTTACCCCAAGGCATCGTCATGCGTGTGTGCATATCACGCGCCGCAG